CCCACTTTGATGATGTAAATGAGTTTATAGCCAACCCTGATTTAGCCCCGGATTGTGAAAAGACTCGAGTTTTCTTTATAAAGCCCCAATTTGAGTATATGGTTGCTTTCAAGCTCTTTCATTGGTACCATGAACTTACTGATAATAGTGGTTCCAACCTTATTGGGTTTACTTGGGGACATAATGGGTGCAAACGTCTTTTCAATTATCTTGGTTGGGAAGATAAGGAGGAATCTGAGTGGTTTTGTTTTGATATTAAGGGCAAAGATCAGAGTAGCCAGGTTGCTGAGTTAGAAATGTATTGTGCTGATTGTAAATTGCTTATTGATTTCGTTTCCATGGATCCTAAATGGAAAAGGATTAATGAAGCTTTGCTTTTGTATATTACAATGAATACTTCATCTCATTATGTTCGTTGGTATGGCAATGCTTTTCGTATTGTCATTGGCACATTGTTTTCTGGTGATTATAGTACATCTGACTATAATACTAAGCATGTTGGAATTATGTTTATTAGTTATATTCTGCATACTGTGCCCAGGAGTGATTGGAAATTTGTGTTTTTGGACAAGCTTTTGCGTTTAGTTGTTCAAGGTGATGATATATTTGGAAGAATTCCCCTCAGACTTGCTCATTGGTTGTCTGGTAAAGGATTTGCTGAGTATATCACCACTAGACATAGTCATTATATTAAAGAAGGCACTTTTATTAGTGGTGCCTCTCCACTCACTGAATTTGATGTTAATACTGGTCAGATAGTGGGCAAACCTGGTATCAAATTGCTTCAACGATATTTTATGCTTAATCCTTTTACTGGTTATCCTGAGCCATTTCGACCCACATTTGTAATTATAAGCAAATTGTTTGGTGCTACTAAAGCCGTTACTCCTGGTTTGTTTTTGAGTAAATGTATTGGCCTTGCTTATGATACTATGGGTACGAATCCCCATTGTTATTACCTTATTGAGAAGGCTTTTTTTGGAGGTCGTTAAATTTCATGGGATTACTACTGATGAAATTCGTCAGAATTTGATCAATAGTAAGGATTCTATGTTTAGGTCCTCTAGTTATAAATGGGGCTTATGGATTGATGCTGAGAGTTGGTATTCTTTTCCTACTTTGGATAAAATTAGGACCTTGTTCTTGAAGGATCCTTCTGATGAAGAAAC